TGCTACAGCCGGTGCTACAAGTGCAGGAAGCATAGCAAGCGTAGCTAACCCAACAGCAGCAAATGCTAAAATTAAACGTGACAAAAATGGTGTACCAGTTGCGCCGCAAAAGAAAAACAAAGATGGTACTGCTAAAAATGCATTAGATTTATCAAACAATCTAATGGGTGGCAAGCCAGTAAAACGATAAATATATAAAAGAATTTCGGAGATACCTTTATGACTGATAAGAACGTAAACGAAGGACTGGGTGATCTTGCACACGCAGCAGAACAAGACCACGAAGTGCAAATGGCTCGTGCAGATCTTTACAAAACTGCAAAATATGCAATTAAATTGCACGACATGCTTAAAAACATATCAGAAGCAGAAGGTCTAGAAGGCTGGGTACAAGCAAAGATTACCAAAGCAGCAGACTACATCGGCTCTGTTTATCATTATTTAGAATATGAAAATGGAAATGCAAACGAAAGTAAATCTGTCAAGGGTAACATGACAGAAGATCAAGCTAGCCAATATAAAGAAACACTAGCAGAACGTATGAATCAAAAAAAAACTGAACTAGGCGAACTAAGCCCAGATACCCTTTACAAGTATCACGGTAAAGCATACGACGATGAAGCCGAACGTAGAGGTTCAGGTGATGCCAGTGACGAAAACAAGCGTAAGATTGCCAATCGTAAAAAAGGCAGAGCATTAGCAGCTACAAAGCACAACAAAGCAAAAGGCTGGACAAGACCCACTGGTGATAAAAAAGATGCTAGTATGGCTTCTAAAGCCGCTGCGGCACTAGCAAAACTCATGGCAAGAAAAGATCGTCAAAGTGCAAAAACAGAAGAAAGTCTAGACGAAAAAGCAAAGAGCAAGGCTCAACAACGCTTCATGGGTATGGTACATGCTACACAAAAAGGCGAACCTGCACCAAGTAAAGAAGTTGCTAAAGTTGCTAAAGAAATGCCAAAAAAAGCAGCAAAAGATTATGCAGCAACCAAGCATAAAGGCAAGCCTGAACACGTTGCAAAAAAATGAAAATAAAAGAAATTGTTGTAGAAAAATGGAGTAAAAAATACAAAAGCTCTATTAACTGTAGCAATCCGAAAGGTTTTTCTCAACGGGCACACTGTCAAGGACGTAAAAAGAAAAAATGATAACTGCCGAAGACGTTGTCTGGAAAACAATTGACCCAGACGATATTTGGGTGTTAGATAAACTCATACTTAGTCGTAAAATGTATTATAATTGTGGCCCGGTCGGATTAGATGTTCCGCATCCGGGCTATTATATTGTCCGTCCTTGTGTTAACATGATAGGACTTGGGTTCTCACAAAAGTTATGGCTTGAATGCGATACAACACACTTGCCTGTTGGACACTTCTGGTGCGAGTGGTTCGAAGGTAGACATCTTAGTATAGACTATCATTGGGGCAAACAAGCACTAGCAGTCGAAGGTAACAAGCCCGACAACACGTTTACCAAGTGGAACGATTGGATCAAAGTATCCGACAGAATAAGATTACCGGAGTGCATACGACACTACGGTGAAAAATACGAGTGGATAAATTGTGAATTTATAGGCGGAAGACTTATAGAAGTACACTTTAGACACAACGAAGACTTCGAAGGCAATATAAAACATTTTATACCTGTATGGGCCGGCGAAGAAATAAATCCACCCGAAGGATACACATACAAAGTTTATCCAGACGTACACGGACGAATTGGTGCTTACATAAAATAAACCATTGACAACAAAGAGCTTTTAACATATATTATTAAAAAAGGAGTAATATATGAGTGATAGAGTATACGGCGCTGAAGAAAAAGCCAAGCTAGAACGTCTTGTACGTGAAGGCGTAAGCGTTATGCAAGAAGTAAGCGATTTGCAAGCAGGACTTAAAGATACTATTAAGGCTGTTGCAGAAGAACTAAACGTAAAACCTAGCTTGATTAACAAAGCGATTCGTGTTGCACAAAAGCGTAACTGGGGACAAGTTCAAGACGAATTCGAAGATCTTGAAACACTGGTGTCCACTGTTGGCTATGACAAAGACGACTGAACACGTTGACATTTTAGGTAATATATTAAATGATGGGGATATTATTGCATATTCCCATCATAATAATTTAAAGATTGGTACTATTAAAAAATCTTCACCTAAGATGATTATAGTCATGCCAATTGGAAAAAAGTACTACGATCGGAAATATCCTAACGAAACAGTTAAATTAGATAGTTCTAGAGTCAGTTTATATATACTTAAAAATAATAATTAAATGTAGAGTCGCTCACTTTACGAGTAGGTTGAAGGTTAGTTGGCCAATAAGCAACAAGGAGAAGAAATGCCATATGTAGACGCAATGTTCGACAGAGACGCAGATATAATTCGTGTAGTCGAACGCAAGGATGGTAAAAGACATTACCACGAATATCAAGCAAAATATACATTTTATTACGACGATCCTAGAGGAAAGTATAAAAGTATTTTCGGAGATCCTCTTACACGTATTGTTTGTAAAAATACAAAAGATTATCGCAAAGAACTTGCAATTAACAAAGGTAAGAAACTTTTCGAATCTGATATTAATCCAATTTTTCAATGTTTAAGTGAAAATTATGAAAATCAAGATGCACCTAAACTAAACGTTGCATTTTTCGACATCGAGACCGACTTTGATCCGGAACGGGGATTTGCCCCAACAAACGATCCGTTTATGCCAATTACTGCTATTACTGTACATTTGCAATGGATGGACACACTGGTAACACTTGCGCTACCTCCTAAAACACTTACAATGGAACAAGCACAAGAAGAAGTCAAAGAGTGGGGTAACCTTTGTATTTTATTTAAAAACGAAGGTGACATGCTGCAAACCTTCCTTGACCTGATCGAAGACGCTGACATTATAAGTGGATGGAACAGCGAAGGATACGATATTCCGTATACAGTAAATCGTGTAAATCGTATACTAAGCAAGGATGATACTAGACGCTTTTGTTTGTGGGGGCAGTTACCTCGTAAGCGTGAATACGAAAAGTTTGGTAAAACAGCAGAAACGTTTGACACTGTCGGACGTGTGCATATGGACTATCTCGAACTGTATCGCAAATACACATACGAAGAACGACACAGCTACAGACTAGATGCAATCGGCGAAATGGAAGTTGGTGAAAACAAAACTGTTTACGAAGGAACACTTGATCAACTTTATAATAATGACTTTCGTAAATTTATTGAATACAACCGGCAGGACGTTGCACTACTTGATAAGATCGATAAGAAACTGAGATTCTTGGATCTTGCTAACGAGATTGCACACGACAACACTGTGTTGCTACAAACAACAATGGGTGCTGTTGCTGTTACAGAACAAGCAATCATTAACGAATCTCACCGTAGAGGGATGCAGGTGCCCAACAGGCGTGACCACGGCGGCGATACGCAAGCTGCGGGTGCTTATGTTGCGTTCCCTAAAAAAGGTGTACACAAATGGGTCGGGTCAATGGACTTGAACAGCTTGTATCCAAGTGTGATTCGTGCAATGAACATGGCGCCGGAAACAATTATTGGACAGATTCGTCTGGATATTTCCGATGCTCGTATTCACGAAGACGTTACTCTAAAGAAAATGTCGTTTGCAAGTAGCTGGGAAGGTAGATTTGGTGCTGAAGAATACGAAGCTATTATGGAACAACGCAGAGATATCATGCTAACACTGGACTTGGAAAGTGGCGAAAGTCATGTGCTAAGTGCAGCAGAAGTATACAAGCTAATATTCGATAGTAACCAACCGTGGATGATTAGTGCAAACGGTACTGTGTTTACATATGAAAAAGAAGGGATTGTTCCTGGCTTGCTAAAGCGTTGGTACAGCGAACGTAAAGAACTACAAGCAAAGAAAAAGAAATCAATCGAAGCTGGAAACGAAACAGAAATTGCGTTTTGGGATAAGCGTCAGTTGGTTAAGAAGATTAACCTCAACAGCTTGTATGGTGCTATTCTTAACCCGGGTTGCAGATTTTTCGATAAGCGCATTGGACAAAGTACTACACTAACTGGTAGACAAATTGCCAAGCACATGGCAGCCAAGGTAAACGAAATCATCACCGGATCGTATGATCACGTAGGTAAAAGTATTATCTACGGTGATACAGACTCTGTTTATTTCAGTGCATATCCTGTACTAAAAGATGAAATTCAATCAGATCGTATTCCGTGGACAAAGGAAAGTGTTACTGCACTGTATGATCAGATATGTGACGAAGCAAATCTAAGTTTTAGTGATTTCATGGGCAGGGCGTTTCATTGTCCAAAGAGCAGAGCAGAAGTCATTGCAGCAGGTAGAGAAGTGGTTGCAGATACCGGATTGTTTATTACTAAAAAGCGTTATGCAGTTAGAGTATACGATCTTGAAGGCGAACGCAAAGACACTGGTGGTAAAAAAGGCAAAGTTAAAGCAATGGGTCTCGATCTTAAAAGATCTGATACTCCGGTGTTTATGCAAGACTTTTTGAAAACGCTGTTGGACATGGTGCTGGATCTTGCTGATGAAAAACAGCTATTGGATAGTATTACACAGTTTAGAAGAGAATTCAAAGAACGTCCAGGATACGAAAAAGGCTCTCCTAAACGTGCAAACAAAATTGCGTTTTATCAACGTGAAGAAGAAAAAAAGGGTAAAGCAAACATGCCCGGGCACGTTAGAGCAAGCATCAACTGGAATACACTAAAGCGCATGAACGGCGACAAGTATTCGCTAGAGATTGTAGACGGTATGAAAGTTATTGTTA